CGATGCCGCGATCGATGCCGGCGTCAGCGTCGAATCGCTCGGTCATGCCCTCGACGTTGCCATCGCCCGGCACGCCGGCAGTCCCGGCGCCTATGCGGTGACGACCGCGCTCGACTGGCTGCGCAACGGCACAGAACCGACGCCGACGCCGACGACGCAGCGCGTCAATGGCCACGGCCGCGTCAGTCGTCGCGAGCAGGACAGCGCGTTTGTCGCCGCGGTCACGGGTCGCGCAGCGCGCTCTGGCGACGCCGGCGAAGTCGTGGACGTCGAGGCTACGGAGGTGCGCCATGTGGCCGAGTAACGCCGTTCCTGAGCACGTCATCGACAAGGTGTTCGAGCGTATGTCCGCGATCTACGGCCAGCGTTTCATCGACATGTGGCACAACGTCGATCCCGCTACTTTTCGCGAGACCTGGGCGCGCGGTCTGAAGCGCGTGCGGCCGCTCGATCTGAAGCGCGGACTTGCTGCGCTGCTGCGCACGAAATATCCGCCCACGCTGCCGGAATTTTTGGAGCTATGCCGGCCGACGCCGCAGCAGTTCGTCGCGCATTCGATGCTGACCGATCAGAGCACGATCAAGATGACGCCGACCGGCTTCGAGCAGCTTCGAGTTATCAAAGCGATCGTCGATGATTCGTTCGAAAAAGCGCGGCCCGATGGCATCGAATGGGCTCGACGCTTACTTGCGAATGCTAAGGAAGGTCATGAAATCAGCGCGATTCAGATCGAGTTCGCCGAAGACGCGATTCGACGTTGGGAGATGACGCATCATCAGGCCGAGCGCGACGACGAGCAGCCGGACGAACTGCCGCCGCGCGTGCCGAGTCCGCATATCTATGGCGATCGCGAGCCCGGCAGCGATGACGAGGAGCTAGCGTCGTGAGCACCTTCGCCCGCATCGCCGCCAATCGACTGCGCGACATGCAATATCCGCTAACCGAGAACGAACGGCTACAGTTCGCGACTTTACTCGAACTCCTAAGCACAGACGTTGGGCGCTGTCACGGGTGCCTGCAAAAGATGGCGACGATCATGGGCGGCGACTTCATCGCCGGCGCTGATCTGTCCATCGAATTGCCGGTGCGCCTTTATCGCATCATCAACGGAGAAAACAATGATTGACGAAGGCTTCCCGTCCTACGAGACCGATCTGCAATCGCGCGGCGAACGTCGGGTGCTTGCATGCCTGCTGCGCAGGAACGATGCGATATGCCACTGTGCATGGCTGATGCCGTCGCACTTTTCGAGCGACCTCAACGGCATGATCTTCGCGGCGATCCGCGCGCTGATGGCGCGAGGTGAACGAGCCGATCTTGAGAGCGTGTACGCGTATCTGCACGAGACGTATCCGCGCTATCACGTCAAGCCCGCTTACTTCTACGCGCTCGACGAGCTTGACGTTCATACCTCGCATATCGGTTCGTATGCGGCCAAGATGCGCGAAGGAGACGGCCATGCTTAACCCGCTCGAAGAAGCCCTGTTCAATGCGCTCGCGGAGATTGCCAAGTGGCCCGACGTTGGCAAACGTTACGGCCAGCAGAACATCAAACGTTATGCGCGCGAGCAGCTGACCTATGCGGCCGGACTGCGCGAGTCGTTCGAGCCGCCCGCGTTGCCGCCGTTGAAGAAGCGCAAGAGCAAGCAGGGAGAACCGGCATGATGCTGACACTCGATCTGTCGTCGGGCATGACGCCGGTCGTGCTCGTCAACGGCGAACAACTCAAAGGCGTGACACGCTGCGAGTTGGTCATCACGCCCGACGACACGCCGGTTGTCCTGCTGCGCCTCGTCCACTTCAAGGTCATCGGCGCGACGCTGCCCGTGTTCCATCGGCCGAAGGAAACCGCGTAATCATGGCCAGCCATCGCGCTCCTGATCTGCCGCCGTCGATCGCGCTCGACCAGCCGCTGACGCTGACGCTTCCGTATCCGCCATCGAGCAATCGTTACTGGAAGTCGTTCGTCATCAGCGGTCACGTTCAGGTCGTCGTCTCGGCCGAAGCGAAGGCGTACAGGCGCGAGGTCCATTGGCTGTTGAAGCTCGCCAAGATTCGCGAACCGATCTATGGCCGGATCGCGCTGACCGTGAAGCTCTATCCGAAGATGCCGCTCGACGCTCGCGCGCGTATGCGCAAGCTCGGCGACGAGTGGGAAGACGATGTGCGCTGCATCGACCTGGACAACAGCCTGAAAATCCTGCTCGACTCGATGAAGGGCCGCGTCTTTATCGATGACTCGTTCGTCTGGCGACTGCACGCCGAGCGCGGCGAACCGAAGCCCGAAGCGTGCGTCGAAGTGACGATCGAGCGCATCCCGTACATGAAGCCGCAGCAGTCGCTATTCGACTCCATGCCCGTTCAGCCGTTGATTGAAGATCCGTTTGAATCATGAACCGACAAGGAATTTTGATGGCAGTACGACACGACGCCATTCGCCACCATCTGGCGCACGACAACAGCCGCCTGCGCGCCGCGCTGACGCTGATCGGCGAACTCTGCGAAGGGACGACCGACGCGCAGACGATCAAGCATATCGCGCGTATCGCGCGCGTCGCGCTCGTGTCGGCTGCACCCGAGAACGAAGCATTGCGCAATCCCGCGCAACCCACGGAGGGAGAACCCGCATGACCTCGAACAACCAGCAATCCGGCCAGCAGCCGGCGCAGCAGCAGCCCGGCAGTGTTCCACCGTCGCCCGACGCGCAGAAGCAGCAGGACGACAACCAGCGGCAGCGCGACGATAACCAGCGTCAGCGGGACGACAACCAGCGCGAGCGCGACGAGCATCAACGCGAGCGCGAACAAGGCAAGAACCGAGGCGAAGGCAACGACGCCGCTTGATGACGGACGACGACAATGCGCGGTGAGCTTTTCCGGGACGTGCGCGTGGCGCTCACCACGAGCTATCGATTGGCGGATCATCCCGCCGTCGATGCCGGTGCGACGCGCCGCGCGCTCGTCACGGTTGCCTGTCTATCTCCGACGCGCAGCCGTATGCACGCCGATTGGGTCAAGCGCCTGATTGGAGAACCGTCGCGCCTGGTCGACTTCTCGGGCCTGTCTCGGCTCGAAACGCGTGCTCAATGCGCGCTGGTGCGTCAAACCGTACTCGATCGCCTTTCTTTACCCCAAGCGTGCGCAGTCGTCGCACGCTTTTCAGAAACCCCCAGCGAAAAACAAATGGGTGTGTCCGGCCTGGTCGCGCATTTCTCGGCCATCAGATCGCCTTCCGCTCGCGCTGCACTCGCAGCAGATCCGCTCGCTGATCCGCTATGGGATCTGCTCTGGCGACGCTATGTGCCTCGGAACTATGGAAGTGGACTATCGCTTCGTGACATCGCTCGTCGGGCACATATGAGTAAGTCGGCTCTCTCGCGGCGCGCGAGTGAACTTGATCGTGATCTCGACGAACTTGAGCAGAAGGCGCTTGAGGCGCTTGAAAAGACGTTCGTGCTTAACGGCCTTTGTAATGCGTTGCCTCCGCGGTTCGACACCATCGTCAGTAAACTTGGGGACTTCTAATCCAGTAAATGATTGGCGGGCTTGCGTTGAACGGCGGCACCCGATCCACTAACGACGCTTGCCGTCTACGACGGTCGAAGTCGGTTGTAGCCTGCGGCACTTGCGCGCCGTTTCGATTGAACAAGTAAGCTTCAGAGTCCTTCGTCAACGCTAGGACGGCCAATCGGAAATGGGGACAGTCCTTCGTTCTGCCTCGACGTTTATTGATAGTTTCCGGTCGGGTGTATTTGCTTATGTTAAGGGTGTACTTAAGAACAGATGCGAAGCCCACCAACAAAATTTCGATTAGAGTTGAACGATCTTCGCTATGCAAGAAGAGGCGGCTCGCAAGCGCCGCTATGGTCAAACCAACATCCAAGGTAGACATGACATCTCTGGTCAAACGCGAATTCAGTGCCGAACTGATTGGACTGATCAATGGTCAGCCTATCGAACTCGTCGGAGGAGGATCTTTTGATCCACAAGGAGGCGTTACGATAGGGCAATATCAACTGAAGAAACTACCGAGGGACTTCGATCCAAAGATCCTCACAGCATGTCTGATCACGGGTTATCCGAATGTCTGCGCATCCGAGCAGGTCGACAATCCTTTCGGAAATCTTTCGTACTCTTACAGAAGGACGTTGTCGTTCAAGGGGCAGCAGACGTTGCGCCTCAAAACGGCTTGCGATTATGCAGGCGACAAACTAGTCTCGAAGTTCAGTGTAAGCGGATATGTACCAGAACTCGAGATCGAATCGATTGAACCGATTGTGGAAAGTTGGGAACCGTCGGATGAATCGACCCTTCGCGGGAAGTTTGCTATCGGTTGGAAACATCGGGGGGGCGATCTGACGGTTGCGGATGCGCTGTCAGAGTACAGTATCAACGGAGATGTTGCAGTAGCGAATCTGCTGCATAGGCACATCCGAATTTCGGCGGACTACTCGAACGGAATTCTTTATTTAAGGCAAACGTCTTCGCTCTTTAGGTGAGGTCTGACATGCCGCAGCAGGAGCCTGTCTCTTCTTCTCTTACAGAATTACAAGTGGGATCGCGAACTAGTGTAGAAGGTTGGGAGGCGGCTCTACAACGTTTCATGGTCCAGAAGGCAGTTTGTCGCGGCGATAGGGTGTTGGAAGTCGGTTACGGCCTCGGTATGGCGTCGGCAGCTATCAGATCATCGGCGCCTCGCGAGCATTGGATCATCGAGCCATATGCTGGGGTCTTTGGACTTTCGTTGACCGATGTTCTGGATCATGTATCAGGAATACTAATGTCCCGATGGCAGGAGTTGATTCCGCTCTGGAGGGACGAGACGATTGATTCAATAATTTACGATGCTGATCCAGAGCACTGTGATTCATTTACTGGCAGCGTTGAGGATACCTTCATATTTGCGCGCGATTTTGTAGTGGCCGCTCAAAAAATTTTGACAAAAAATGGGCGAATTGCTTTTATCGATTTTTCCGCCGAACTTCAAACTTTCAAGCCGTTCCTTGGCTTGTTAGAACAAAACGGCCTGCGGTGCGCGTGTCACGCACATTTTATTGAGCCGCCGTTGGGATGTGCTTATGCTAAGACTGGCAACAGTCAGATAGTTCTGGTGAGCAGGCTATGAACACTATCGTAACGATTTTGGGCTATGGGGTAGTGGTATTGCTTATCGCCCTTTCCACGAGACGTCATACCGACGCGGACGAATTTCTCATGGGAAGTAGACGGGCGTCCGCAGTATTAATCGGTGGGGCGCTGTTTACTCTGGTGGGAGGCGGGGAACTGATTGCGTTGACTGCCCTCGCATACACTAACGGCTATTCCGCTTTAGCGCTGTTTCTAGGGTACGCATTAGGATTTATTTATCTTGCGTCCATTTCCAAGCGAATTCGCGCTGTTCCTCAATCACAACGATTCCTGTCACTACCCGACTACATGCACAACCGGTTCGGAACTGTTGCCGGACACTTGGTTTTTGTGGTTTCTTTCGCCGCCTTTTTTGCAATGCTCCTAATACAGTTCACAGCGGGAGGGCAGCTTCTTAGTCCGCTTTTGCACATTAGCTACACGGGCTGCGTACTGATCGCAGCCGGGATTGCGGCAACCTATCTTTTCATCGGTGGGTTCAAGACAGTCCTCGCCACTGACGTGCTTCAAGGAATTGCAAGGATATTGTTGCTTCCGGTAATAATTTTCGCCGTTGCTCGTGGAACAAACCATGCCGTCGATACTACGATCCGAACGAGCGAACCTCTGCCGATCTCCGTCTGGTTCAGCCTAACCATAACCGGTTTTTTCGCATCAGCGGCAAGTTCAGATGTCTGGCAGCGCATCTATGCTGCACGAAGTGACCGGTCTGCAAGTCGAGGCTTTCTGTTTGGTGCGGTGTGCATCATGCTATTCGGCTGGTTCCTCGTAAAGCTTGGGATTCTCGCTAGGACAGCGGGAATAACGCAGGACGCAGACTCTGCGTTTGTGTCCTCTCTGTCTGTCGGATTACCGGTGTGGGCGCAGTACTTCGCGGTCGTATTGGTTCTTAGCACAATCTTGGGGACAGCAGACACTGAGATTTTTCTTCTGTCAGGAATGCTCGGCCGCGAAGTTTCTCGGGTATCTGGTGCTCGCACGATCGACGCGGTTTACCGAGAACAATCTATTAAACGCAGCCGCGCATTTGTCGTACTCATTTCGGTTTGTGCCGTTGGGTTGTCGCTGATATTCACGGAATTAATAGCCATTTACACATGGCTCCTAAGCTCCATATTGGTTATTGCGCCAATGATAATTGCATCCCTATATTTCGACGCGAAACGTAGCTTGGTGATCGCTAGCATATCTCTCAATCTTGCAGTGTTTATGGCGCTGATTGGACTCGGTATTTTGCAGCCCGAAAACGCTTATTGGATCGTCGTACCGGGCTTTGCGTTGTATGCGGCGTCGTATTTCCTGGGGGGAGCGAAGAATGATAAATTCGGAGAGAAAGGCAGATCTGATAGCATATGAAAAGGCTTCGCAGATATACACAGCTGGATACATTCTAGTCCTCTGCTCAATGTGGGTAAAAAAAATCGAGGAATATCACAGCCACATAGGCAAGGGAGATCTTTACTCTGCGGTCACAATGGTGGTGGGGAATATTCATGCTCCAAACAACTCAGAAATGACCATTGCTTTCCTTGGGCTGCTGTTAGCTAGCAATATACGCGTGGTGTTTGGGAGCATGTATGCACATCGCGATTCGTCTTGGAAAAAAGCGCTCAACGAGACCTATTCTGATAGCCAGATTGGATCGGCCTTGCTGGCCATGTATACAGTTATCAAAGTAGTAGCGCTGGTCGCTCTTTTAAGGACCTACGTTCTCGATTCACCGAATCAAATCATTGCGCCAGCGTGCATGGCAATTGAAGCCGCATTCGTGGTATTGTTCGATATTAGATTTTGGAAGGTTTTTTTAAACGACACGGACAAAAGAGGAAGCGTAGCGATTCTCTTAAACGACGTAGTGTTTGCATTCATTTCCTTTGCGTGGTTCATTCTGGCCTTCGTAAATGCTAGGACTTTAGTTTCACAAACCCCGGTGGCCGTCCACCTTGCCGTAATCTCCGCGACAGTGGTTTACTGTTTCATTTTCGCGGTTGAGTTTTTCACTGAGTATGTGTTCGCTTTCGCAGCGTCGTTGCTAACCATGCTATCGTGTTTAGTGAACGTCTTGATCGGCCGAGAGCCGAAGTGCCTTTGGCGCTGGATTCAACGGTTGGAACCTAAGGTGCAGGTGCCGCTGGATACACCGGATCGAACAGATGGAGCGGATTGACCGAACGTGGGTCCAATAGCGAATCTGACGGCGCAGAATCACGATCTCATGACCGTCGCCTTGTCGTCGTCGATTCGACGTTCGTTGGCACGAGACATTGCCTGCGACGAACGCATCCGTTCTCGTTATAGACGCGATCGAACGCAGCTTCGTCAATTTCTGACGCCGTTTGGCTCGACGTTCTGCGGCTCGTAAAGGCCCCCTTGCTCGACTGGGACAAATTGTCTACCCTGTGCCCAAAGTAGGCGACGTGTGCCTGCTTCGATACCGAGTCCGCTTACTCGCTAAGAGAAGCGGACTTTTTCTTTGGAGTCGCGCATGACTTTCGGTCAGTGGTTGCATCGGCTGCTCGGTTATCCGTCTATCAACGCCATCCAGATCGCGAGTCTCCATCCCGGAGATCTGCTCGTCGTGCAACTCCCCGAGCACGCGAACGTCGATCACGCCACGCATATTCGCGATCTGCTGAAAGACCGTTTGCCCTCGACGGTAAACTGCGCTGTGATGATCGGCGACGAAATCCACCTCGAGGTCGTTCGCGTCGTCAATCCCGCTGACCGCCCGCTGCAGCAGCCGATCGGCGGCTAAGGAGGGAATATGCTCACGATCGCGCAAGCGCGGGAGGCGCGGCAAGGCATCAACCTGAGCGGAGACCATAACCAGTGCTGCCAATGCGGACTATTGTTCAACAGCACCGCTGCATTCGACAAGCATCGAACCGGTGCGTATGGCGTCGAGCGTCTCTGCTTGACTCGCAGCGAAATGGAACTCCGCGGCATGGCAAAAAACCAGCAGGGTTTCCGGGTAACAGAACGTATGTCCGTGCAAGACGACGAGCAGAAGAGTGCCGCACTTCTAGCTCAGGATATCGAGTTAGACGCCGCTGCCGACCAGTCGCAGGTGATGAGACAGCCATAACGTGCGGAAGCAGCCAATTCCGTTGAGCCGAATCGTACGCCGTGACTGCCGATCATCAGCGCCAGCAGCCGCGCACACGGGGCCGAGCATGGCAGCGCATCCGTGCTGGTCAGCTTCGAGCGCATCCGCTCTGCGCGATGTGTCTCGACGCCGGTCTGGTCACCCAGGCCGATGAGGTTGATCATGTTCTGCCCCTGTACAGAGGCGGCACCGATCATCCGAGTAATCTACAGTCGCTTTGCACGTTGTGTCACGAGACTAAGACTCGCGACGACCTTGGCCTAGGTGCGCTCGGCTGCGACCTGAACGGCGTACCCGTTACGCCTGCTTCGCCGATCAAACGATGACTGCACGCGCGCTCACTCGGGGAGCCGACCCGGGGGCGGCTTGTAACTTTTTTCGAGCCGGCCGGACACCTCGCGCGCTGGTTTATTTTTATCGCCGCTTTTCACGCCCTAGGGGGTCGAATGTCGAAGAACGTTGCGCGCCGCGAGGCGAACGCGCAAGAACCTGCGTCAGACGCACCAGAATCGTCCCAGACGGCTCCGTGGCCCGCGGCGAATATCGAACGTCGTCCGCTGGCGCTGCTCGTCCCATACGCGCGTAACGCGCGCCTGCATTCCGACGCGCAAATCAGTCAGATCATGGCTTCGATGCGCGAGTGGGGCTGGACACAGCCGATTCTCGTCAGCGAGAACGACACGATCATCGCCGGTCACGGCCGGGTAATGGCGGGTCTGCGGCTAGGTCTCGACGAAGCGCCGGTCATGGTAGCGCGCGGCTGGTCCGATGCCAAGATCAGAGCGTACGTGATCGCGGACAACCGCCTGGCCGAAAACGCGTCATGGGATCGCGAACTGTTGGGCTCGGAACTGTCCGAACTGCGCGACGCGTTCGATCTGTCACTGACGGGTTTTACGAGCGGCGAAATCGATGCGATGACCGTCACCGAACTGCCCGACTTGGGTGTCGAGTATGACGAGCGCGCGGCCGAACAGGTCAAGTTCATCAAGTGCCCGTCCTGCGGGCATGAATTTCCGAGGTGAGTTAAGGACGATAACGCTATGGCCTACCCCGATCGATTGAACGAGGCATGGGCGGCGCACCTCGCACCGCGGGCGCCAGACGCGCCGACGGTCGTTTCGACGTTCGCCGGTTGCGGCGGCTCGTCGCTCGGCTATTCGATGGCGGGTTTTCAGGAAAGGCTCGCGGTCGAATGGAGCGACAAACAAGCGGCCAGCTTCAGCGCGAACTTTCCGCACGTCCCGCTGTTCTTGGGCGATATCGCCGAGTTGAGCGACGACGAAGCCCTGCGCCGCGCGAAGGTCGTGCCGGGCCAGCTCGACGTGTTCGACGGTTCGCCGCCATGCCAAGGTTTCTCGACGGCCGGCGCGCGCCGCTTCGATGACGGGCGCAATCAGTTGTTCCTCGAATTCCTGCGGCTGCTGCGCGCGTTCGCGCCCAAGGCGTTCGTCATGGAAAACGTTCGCGGGATGGTCGTCGGCAAGATGCGCTTGATCTTCGCGGAAATCATTGAGCAGCTACGCGACGCGGGCTATACGGTCAGCGCCCGCATTCTGGTCGCGGGCCATTACGGCGTGCCGCAGATGCGCCCGCGCATGATTATCGTCGGCATCAGGAACGACCTCGC